TTCACCCGTATCTCTTGACTATTCCTTTGCGGCTACCGCTAGTAACTGTATCATTGATGAGTATGGACGTATAGGCGCACGTAAGGGTTATAAGGAAGTATCTACTGATTCCAGTACAGCTACACAATTAGGTGATAGTAGAGGCATAGAGGCTATACACGAGTACGTGAAACGCGATGGTACTAAGATAGTATTTTCTGCGGGTAACAATAAAATATTTACAGGCACTACAACTTTAACTCCTGTAACTCTTCCTAATAACTATACAATAACAGCTAATGACTGGAAGATAGTTACATTTAATGATGATGTTTTTTTCTTCCAACGAAACCATGCGGCATTACACTATGATAGTAGCGCACAATCGGGAAACCCTACACTTATATTATCAGAAGATAGTAACCATTCAGCACCTGAGGCTCACGAAGGTATAGGCGCGTATGGTAGACTATGGGCGGCTGATGTATCAGGAAATAAACATACTGTATATTGGTCAGACCTTCTTATAGGAAATAAATGGCACGGGGGTACATCGGGTTCATTAAACCTAACAAATGTTTTCCCTACAGGTGATGATGAAGTTGTATCTTTAGCGGCACACAATGGATTCTTAATTATCTTTTGTAAGCGTTCCATTATTGTTTATTCAGGAGCTTCTAGTCCTGCTACAATGCAACTACACGACACCGTAGAGGGCGTAGGTTGTATCGCGAGAGACTCAGTACAACACACAGGTACTGACATTATATTCCTGTCTGAAGAAGGTGTACGTAGTTTTGGTAGGACTATACAAGAAAAGTCAATGCCTATGCGTGACATTAGTAACAATGTACGTACTGAGTTAACTACCTTAGTTAGAGCGCAGACTAATCCTATTAAGTCTATCTACAGTGCAGATGAAGCATTCTACTTGTTGTCTTTACAGGACAGTAACACTGTATATTGTTTTGATATGCGTAGTGCTTTACCTGATGGCTCTAACAGGGTAACTACATGGGCGGGTGTCAATCCTCGTAGTTTGGCACTATTAGATGATGGTAGTATTTACTTAGGTAGAGAAGATGGTATATTTGAGTATGGCGGTTATTTAGATAAGGAATCTACTTATGTAATGCTGTACTACAGTAACCCGTTGAACTTTGGTAACTCTACTAACCTTAAGTTTCTTAAGAAGTTTAACATTACAGTTATTGGTAACGTAGCGTCACAAACCACACTAGCTTGGGGTTATGACTATGCTACTTCCTTTATCAAAAAACCTTTTAACACAGACACGTTAAACGTAGATACTGCTGAGTTTTTTAAATTTAGAGACCAAGCCGCCGCAACAGAGGGTATAGCAAACAACCCCGTAGGTCAGTTTGGAGACACAACAACAACTAAAGTTGCTCCTAGTACCGATGTGGCTAGAGGTATTTACTTAGGTTCTTTTGCTTCTGCACCTACATCAAACATAGTTACAAATAACTTATATTACAATACAACGGAAAGTCAACTATACTACTGGAGTGGTTCTGCTTGGGTAGCACTGACTCAGTCAGATAGTAACTACGTTGTTTCTAAGTTTACAACAGGTATAGACATACAACGTCCTTCAATTAACACAAATGGTAGTGGTACTGTAGTAACCATTGGTATCGAATCTACCATTGATGGCGCACCTTATTCAATACAACAAATAGACGTACAGGCTCTTCTAGGGAGATTAATTTAATGAGCAATTATACTATAACAACGGACTTTGGAGCAAAAGATAGACTCCCTTCAGGCAACGCGGCTAAGGTAATCAAAGGCTCTGAGTTTTCAGCTGAATTTACAAATATTAAAACAGCAGTAAACAGTAAGGCTGACTCAGTTTCACCTACGTTTACAGGGGATACTGCCCTTAATGGAACAACCACGTTCGGACCAGATGGGACAAGTACTTTTAACGGTACTGTAAATTTTACTAAAGATGTAACCTTTGACACTGACACAATGTTTGTTGATGTGTCTGAGAATAGAGTAGGTATAGGTACTACTAGTCCTGATTACACTTTAGACATCAAGGCAGACACAGCCCAAGCAAGAATACACAGCACAGTAGGTAATTCTGTTTTACGTCTTGATTCTGTAGATACTGGTGAGTCTAAAATATTCTTTGCAGATAATTCAGCCTCGGCTATAGGTACTATTGAGTACCATCACGATGATAATTATATGTCTTTTGATACGGTTGCTACAGAACGCATGCGTATAGACTCATCAGGCAACGTAGGTATAGGTACTAGTAGCCCATCAGAGGCGTTAGAAGTAAATGGTAAAGTAAAAGCTGATACACATTTCACATCTAGTGACAATGCTGTGACTTTAAGTACATCTGGAAATGGTGGTAACGTTTATTTAAGACCTAATGGTGCTACACAAGCATCAGGTCAGGTTATAGTAGACTCCTCAGGCAACGTAGGTATAGGTACTGATGACCCACAAGATGCTTTACATATTAACTCTGACACAACAGACGCAAGAATTTTACTAGACGGTCATACTAACTTTGATGCTGAGTTAAAGTTTGCTGAAAATGGGTCTATTAAGTACACAGTAGGACATGATGCGGCTACAGATTCTTTCAGAATTGGCACTACTAATGTTGATACTAATCCGAGGCTAGTCATCAACTCATCTGGCAACGTAGGTATAGGTACTACTAATCCTGAAGCTAAACTTCATGTGCAATCAGGTGGTGAAGCAATTAGAGTCAACACCGCTAACGAAAATACCCATATATCGTTTGGCGCCGCTCGTGCTAAATTTGGTTATGCGCGTATCGGCACTGCTGATATGGCTTGTATTCAGGGTGATACAGGTAAAGGTATTGCTTTTTGCACAAATAACGAAACCTTTGGTTCTGGCGAAAAAGTGCGTATCGACTCATCAGGTAAAGTAGGTATAGGGCGGACACCAACGAGCCATATTTTAGAGACTCAGGGAGAAATTAAACTAGTTTCTTTAGGTGCATCAGAAGGCATTGATGCTTTTAACACAAACAGTGTTCAGTGGGGTATTAAAACTGCCAGTGCTACTGTGGGTGGAGTTACCTTTGAAGTTGACAATACAGAACGTATGCGTATCGACTCATCAGGCAACGTAGGTATAGGTACTACTAGTCCTGATTTTCCTTTAGATGTTGTTAAAGTAGGAACTTCTGGCTCAGGAAGTATAGGCATAGTCCCTGATTCAGATAATGGTCACTACATACGTTATGGTGGTAATGGTACAAATAACGATGTCTTTAGGTTACTGGGTGTTGGTGATTTAGAGCGTATGCGTATTGACACATCAGGCAACCTAATGGTGGGTAGGACATCAGGAAGTGCGTCTTCTAACAGTAATGGTATTGTTTTAAGTCCAACAGGGTTTATATATTCTGCTAAAGACGGTACAAGTGCTCAAACGCACATTGGTTTTATTAATAATACAGACGCAACTGCAACTTCAGTAGGTTCAATACGTACAAGTGGTTCAGCAACTAGTTACAACACTAGCTCCGATGAACGCCTAAAAGAAAACATCACAGACTCTGCTGACGCAGGTAGTAAGATAGACGCTATACAGATTAGACAGTTTGACTGGATTGCTGATGGCTCACATCAGGACTACGGTGTAATTGCACAGGAGTTACTTGAAGTAGCACCTGAAGCTGTATCTGAAGGTGATACTGAAGAAGACATGATGGGTGTTGACTACAGCAAGTTAGTACCTATGCTGATTAAAGAAATACAAACATTACGCAACCGAGTTGCACAACTGGAGAATAACTAATGAACTTTACAATCTCAACTTTAGAAAGTAACACAGACGGTGGCGTAACGGTAGCACACTGGCAAGTGAGCAAAACATCAGGTGACAACACAGCTACTTCCTATGGTACTGTTGGTTTTACTCCTGACTCATCTGCTGATGGTTATACAGCCTATGACAGCTTAACGGAAGATACAGTGATTGGTTGGGTTCAAGGTGCTTTGGATACAGAGGCACTTGAGGCTAGTCTTGATGCAGACCTAGCGGAACAAGCATCACCATCAGTTACTGT